ATCCTAAATAAATATTTTTTTTAATTAATTTATTTTAGAATATATTTTTTATATTCTATATATATTATATACTATACAATTAAACATATGTTTTTTCTTTTTATATTAGATATTATTATATATATTTCAATTGTACTTATTTTACACATTATACTTAAAAAAAACTTAGATACTGGAAATACTTCTGTAGAATCATTTACAAAAAATGAAAATAAAACGAAACATACTACAGACACTAATAAAGATGTAGCAAATAATAATGCCTCGGAAACGGAAGAAGATACTGCTTCTTGGGATGAGGTTCATGTATCTAAACAACCTGTTAATACAGAACAACCCGAACAACCCGAACAACCCGAACAACCGGTAGAACAGCCATCATTTTCTATATTAGATGATCGAACACTTTTTAATCATTCAAATAGTAGTAGATTACAGGGTCAAGACACTTGGACAGGTAATGATCCTTCAGAATTATTACAAAATAAGTTTAGTAATAGTTTAGATGAACAATATGCGCCATTATATAAAGATCTTGATTCCATAAAAATTACTAAACAATCCTATGATAATGTTATATCATTACGAAGTAAAGAATTTGATTCTTATTTTAGTAAAAATAACGAAACGACTTCTGGCGCAGAACAACCAAATAAGCCTATGTTAGATATCAATAATAATATTGGGAATCATTTAAATGTTCAAAAAATAAATCCAGAACATTCCAGTAATGTTCTTGCGGATGAGGCACCTTTTTCAAGTAATACATTGAATTATAAATCTTTAGATAATACAACTATATTTAACAAAAATACACCCATCGTTGAACAATACAACACAGTTAAAGAATTTACAGATGGTGAACAATTTTTAAAAAAGGAACAAGTAGATAACATGGATGATGCTACCATTCAGGATATTCGAGAACGTAAATTAAAAAAAGAAGGTATTCGACTAAGTGATGTTAGAAATACATATGCTATTAGCAATAATAATTTAATTGGAGACAAAAATAAAACAGCTAATCAACTTCAAGCATATGAAGACATTGGAAATCTTGCGACTATTTAAATTTTCTTTTTGATCGATTTTTTTGTATACTTACTATTTGTTTTCCTATAATAAGACGCGGTGGATTTTCTAGTAGCTTTAATGCATCTTTATTATAATAAAATTCTATAAAGGCTATATCTTTTATATTATTTTGTTTATCTGTTAGTATAGTGATTTTTTTAATATCACCGTATTTCGAAAAATACTTTCTAAATACATCTTTTAATATATTAACTTCGGTATAAGTAGGAAAATTTTTTAATATAATAGATACTGGTTCCATATCCTTTCCCTCTTGTAAACATTTTTTAATATTTGAAGGTACATATCCACTGTTACTAAAGCCTTCTTTTCCACTTTTAAACAAGGTGGAGTCAATATCTATTTGCGAACATTTGTCTATATTTGGTTTATACGCTGTAGTACTGGCATTAATTTTAAATTTAGTCAGAGGTTTTTTTATTTCTACTTGTTTTTCGTCAAGATATTGAATGTACGTTAATGAACCAATTACTGTACAACCCTTATTACTTTCTTCATTCGCTTGACCAAAAAATTTTATCCGCTTTTGGCGTGCTATAGATTCTAATGCTACTCGTTTTGTTACTATCATAAGTATTTTATATACTATATAATTATGTTTAAATAATAAATAGAATAATTAATAGAAGTATCGATACAATAAATAATTAAATTTGATACTTTATTTATACACAACGCATATAATATATATTACGAATACCATATACTATGGAAATATCACAAATAAGTTTTTGTAATAAAATAGGATATAATATTACTAATGATAAAGAAAAAGAACATATATTACAACATTTTATACATAATTATGACATTGAATTAAATGCCTTTTCAATGTATTATTATTCGGATGCTTTTTTAAAACACTTTAAACAATACAAATATATGTTATCGTTAGAATCAAATGGTAATAAATATTATTTACTACTTATTACTATTAAAAATGAAAGATATTCTATTTTTGTAGATACAAAAACAACTAAATCTCACGCCTTTCCTAAAATGATTATTGTACCCTTTCGATTTAGTGAAGATTTATATACGGATACAATTATTGAAGGTAGTTTAATTCGAGATAAACACAAACAATGGGTCTTTGTCTGGGAAAATCTGATGGTATATAAGGGTCAAGTCTGCAAAGACCCCCTTATTACCAAATATAAACACATGTATAGTATATTAGAAGACAACTATATTGAAGATCTAGATATACAGGTATGCCCTATTCATATTAAACGATTATTTATGTATGACGAAATAGAATACATTTTTAACACCTATATCCATTCTTTGGATTATAATAGTAATGGTTTAGTATTTCATCCTTTACAAGGTCAAAATAAAAGTGTTGTCTTTTACTTTAATTTATCCAAACATACGAAACATAATAGTCGTACACTGATGAACTTTGAACGAGAAAAAACGTCTACTTCAAGTGTTCCTGTATCATCTACAACTAATCTAGTATTAACAGAAAAAAAAGATACAATTGGAACGATGTCCGATTCCAATATGAGGACGTTTATCATTAAACATTCGAAAAAAACAAATTATATTTATAATCTATATTGTATAGATAATAATAATAAAATTAAAAAGTATGCTATCGCTCGTATTGATAGTATCGATAAAAAAAACTTTATTGAAAACAAACTAACATCTTGTAAGAAACATTTATTTGTAACGTGTTCATACTCACCAGAATTTAGTAAATGGATTCCACAATCTATATCTACTCAAGAAGCGCTGTCTCGTATACAAGACATTCAAACAATGGAAACAATGGAAACTATGGATCATATAGTTTAGCGATTCTAGTTATCATATCTGTCTCATTGCTCGATTTCACCGTATGGCCGATCACCAACCCGCGGTTGCGGCATCAAATTATCCGCCTCGAACGTCTCCAAATCGGGCCACTCCTTGTCTTCTTGTTGTTGTGCTGCTTCTGCTGTTGCTCTTGCTTCCTTATCTTGTTGAGAAAGCCAAACACCCGGAGGTGGGGAAACTGTTTCTTTCTTTGAGGGCATTGAATCTATATACTCGAGAAGTTCTTCGCCCTGCTTGGCCGCACTCTTCCCAGTAGATGGAGGAACTTTTGGTTTCTTTTGTGGTGCTACTGCTACACGCTGTGCCGCACCGCCCGCACGTGCTTGTATTTCATCAAAAGAAAAAGATGACGGACATGGAGCTATTTTGGCTGTATATGACCCATTATTTTTTGTTACACATACATTTACAGGATTTGTTCCACCACGTTGTCTACGCTTTAATACTTTCTTTCTAGACACACGTCTGCGTCTAGATATTTTTTTTTTTCCACCAGATTGTTTTCTGCGTGTCCGTGAACGAGAACGTCTACGACTTTTTGAACGTCTACGACTTTTTGAACGCCTGCGACTTTTTGAACGCCGACCACTTTTGGAACGCCGACCACTTTTGGAACGCCGACCACTTTTGGAACGTCTGCGTTGTTCCGATTTCTTTTTCCGCAAAGTATGTTGTGAACGTTTTTTAACCATTTGTATATAGTATATTATACTATATATAAATAAAATAAAATAAAATAAATGATTATAAAATAAAAGAAAAGAAAAAAAAACTATGCTCTAGAAATAATTATTCCCAAGAAAATAACATTTTATTTTTACAATACATTGAAAATATGACAAATGAAGATATGGTTATGCCTACCATATTTACAAGAGTGATCAAAAAGGTATTCCACATATTTTTTTTGCGTATATCTATATCAATCGTTTGATTCGTCAATGTTACACCACAGTTGACCACTGGAGGTAATAATGAAATCGCAATACCTGCTCCAATACTTTCTACAAGAGCACCACCACTTGATAAAGTTACTATTGCAAACACTGTTCCTACAAATATCGCATTAATCAGGGTCCATTTATCAGGTAACGAATATCGTTTTTTCATTTCCTCAGTCGGTTCTTGGTTACGAAAAAAATATCCTATACACGCACCGATCACGATCATTAATATAAACGCGAGTATCAAATAAAGTATACTTGTTAATGATGAACCTACATCAAATAATAATAAGGCGGCTATTAATCCCATTAAAGGACCACCAAGGGGCGATATTAACATTGAACCTATAATACTTTCTTGATTATTCATTATAAAACCTATAGCAGCAATAAACGATGCTAAAATTACTTTTAGTAAGAAATTAACACGATTTTTTTTTGTATATAACGACAAACTTGAAAACACACCTAAATGACTTTTTTTAATATTACACAATTTCATAGTGTATGTATATAATTATATAGTTATTTTATTTTTTTTATTAAAAATAAATAACATATTTTTATTGAATAGAACATCTATAATTATTTGGATGTATAATGGTATACATTTCCATTGCCCACTCACTCGGCATGTCCGGATTTGGTGGAGAACTAAAATATTCCCAATTAAATACGCCGCCAAAGGTTGGATATTTTTGTCGTATCTTATGAACTTCTTCAAGTGCTTCTACAAATGTTTCTTTAGTAAATTCAGTTGATTCCATGCCCATTACCACTTTTTCTGGTGGATAACCATTTTGAATCGCTTTATCATAGGAATCAAAACTAAACGAACCATAAAATTGTCCGTTAAAATAATCTATCATCTTTCCTTCGGGTGATTCAAATAACGTTTTATAGACAAACCCTCCCATACCGGACTCATCGGTCATTAGTGAACCTCCTAGTGGAGCCATAGAAATAATAAAGTCTTTACCAAAATCTTCTTTTATTTGACGAATCAATCGTTGTACATCTTTCAATGTTACATATTCTTCTATATCTAAATCTATTCCCCTAATACAGGATTGTGACTCTATACATTTTTTCAATAATGGATAAAATATATCAAAGTTTTCAAATAAATCCGTAAACGCACCGCCTGCGCCACCTACCATAAGCATAATTGTAATACCATTATCTGTTGCTGTTTCACACTCTTTCCAAATGGTATCAAATATGGAACTTTTAGGTATCTCATCATTTAAATGAATGTAGGGAGAGCCATCTTCATTGTGTCCAAAATGAATAGAAGATACATGAATATGGGTCACGACCTTTTTATCTAAAATATCTTGTAATCCATTAAAGGTTTGATAATAATATATAATACGATTCATATAGTATTATATACTAATATTTTTAGTTATGTTTAAACCAATATTCCTATAAAATTATTTTTATTCTAAAGGTAGTTCACTAGTAGTATTTATAGTATTATAATTACTAAAATTATTATTTTTATGAATATTTTTACATATATTAAATATACGATAGGTTGAACCTGATAATGAGCTACTATTTAATGTTGGTTTATGGGATATGTTAGATGCATTTAAAGTATTATGTAAATAATCTTTTTTAGGTAACATTTCCTTAGATTGTAAATTTAATTTCTTTATATAATGTTTAAAAATAAATTTTTTTTTGCTCGATATTTCATTTTTTTTTTCGATATCTTCTTCTAATTCGTCATATGTTTCTTCATCTAAAATATTTTCTATATTTTCAAGTAAATGTTCTTCTTCGTTTGTTTCGTCATCGTCATCGTTATCATCTTCATCTATA